CTTCACAGGCATAGTGCATAAAACGCTGATATGCTGAGAGGCAAGAAGCGGCCATGTGAATGAAACTGAGCTGATTCGTGTTAAGTCCCATAAGATAGACGGAAAGATCAGCGGCAGAAACGGGAAGGGCGGTCAGAAAGTTTATCATAACAGACTCCTGAAAAGAGAGATATAAGAGACTCAACGAGCCTCATCAGTGCAACACACACTGATAAGCCCGGCAGGGCACTGCGGAGCGGGACTTGTGTCAATTACTCATTGACACAATGTCCCAGCGGAGCAGTAAAATGACCTATCAGTGTGTGTGTATCAGATGTCACAACGTGCGTGCCTCCCATATTTATCCCCTCTTTGTGCGCCGGGTTTATTACCTCGCCGCACTATTCCGGGTCAATTAATGCTCGATATATTCCAAAACACCACAAAATACCCTATAATCTTCAGTAGACGACATTAAGAACACGAAAGGGGGTCAAATATCGTGGGAAACAAAAAGATCACAAGGGTCTCTAACTCTGAAATGCAGCTGAGAATAGAGTACGTAACCAATTTAATAGCACAAGGCCATCAGCGTACCGTCATCCAAGATGACATCCAAGCTAGGTGGGAGATAGCTCCTGTTACAGCAAGACTTTACATACGAAAGGCACAGGATCGTATAGCGGAAATGATGAAGCAGGAGAGGTCGAAATCGGTGGCGAAGTTGATCCTGCGGTATGAATATCTGTACCGGGAGAGCGTGGAGAGGGGGGAGTTAAAGACGGCGAAGACAGTATTGGACAGCATGGCGAAAATGCTGAGGGCTGACGATGCGGTGGAGCGAGAACGGGAAGCGATAGACGTGGTAACCGAGTATGAGATAGAGGACACATATTGAAAAGCGAAAATGGTTTCGTTTTTGCCGACGACGGAGGCAGGTCCAGCGGGACGCTGGTCGTAAGTGGGGGTGTGGGGGAGGGCGGCGAAACGCCCTTCCCCTTTGCGCCGAGGAGGGAGGTTGTACCCAACCTTCCGACGAGGCGCACCAAAGAAAGGGATAGATCACAGATGGATGTGACATAGATGAGACGTGAGAACAGTCAAGCCGAGGAGGGGGTTGTACTCAACCTCCGACGAGGCTTGTACACCCACGCACAGATAGACGGAGGTGGTTGATTGGTATGAAGTACAAGCGTGAAGGCAGGCTGGTTGTGCCTGTGTTACCTGAGAAAGAGGAAGAAGACCTCATTGTGGGAGTATTCGATAAGGATAGTTCTCTGGGACAAGGCCCCCCGGACCCCCATGAGGGTACCCCCTCATTTTCATATCCTATCGTTTATGAATCTTACGGCAATTTTTTTCAGGGGTTACCTGATATAGGGATGGTAGAGGACAGGTATAACCGTGTGATGGCGAAGGCGAAGAAGAGGGGGGAGTTGAAGGAGGTGATGGCTGAGATGGGGCGGCGTGACCGGTATTTCTTTTTCACGAGGATATTGAGGCGGCGGGATGGGGTGAAGCCGTTTGTGTACAAGATGTGTCGGTTACTGGAATATTATGGGGAGGACAATGAGGGAGATTTCTGGGCGAGGGAGCACTATAAGAGTTCGCTGAAGAGTTTTGCTGGTGGGTTACAGGATGTGGTAAAGAACCCGGAATTGACGACGGGGATATTTGGATACACGAAGCGGATCAGCAATCCGTTTTTGGTACAATGGAAGCGGGAGATGGAGGGGAATGAATTATTGAAGTGGGTCTATGACGATGTATTCTACGGGAATCCTGAGAATGAGAGTCCGTTATGGAGTTCGAGGGATGGATTGATAGTGAAGAGGAAGACGAACCCGAAGGAGCCGACGTTTGCGGCGCATGGGTTAGTGAGGAATCAGCCGACGGGGATACATTTGACGAAGCAGATATACAATGATGCGGTGGAGAAGGAGAGTGCGTCGAGCAAGCTGATGACGGATCAGACGATAGACGCATGGGAGAAATCGAGGAACTTGGTTGACACGGAACGAGTGGTGACGATTTACGAGGGGACGTTCTGGAGTTATGGAGATGCGTACCAGACGATGATTGGCAGGGGTGCTATTAATCCGAGGATAGCCCCGGCGACGTTGAACGGGATGGAAGATGGTGAACCGGCGATGTGGACGAGGGATCAATTGGAGCAGAAGCGGAAGGAGTATGGTCCGTTTAATTTTGCGTGTCAGATATTGCTTGATCCGTTAAAGAAGAGCAAGCGGACGTTTCATTTTAACTGGTTAAAGTATTGGGACAACCGGAATCTGACGAATCTGAACACGTACATTATTGTTGATCCTGCGAGCCAGAAGAAGGACAATGCGGATTATACTGCGGTGATTATCTGTGCTATGGGAGCTGATAATATTGTCCGGGTTGTGGGGTTATTACAGGACCGGTTAAGCCTGACGGAGCGGACACGGCTGGTGTTCAATTTATATCAGAAGTATAATTGCAAGGGTGTCTATTACGAGAAATACGGGAAAGACTCTGATATTGAGCACATACAGTATGTACAGCGTGAGAAGAATTTTTCCTTTCCGATATTTGAATTGGGTGGTAAAATGTCCAAGGAAGATCGTATACTGAGGTTAGTGCCGTGGTTTGAGAACGGGAGGATCATGTTACCTCATGTATTCAAGTGGGAGACGCAGGACGGGACGGTGGTTGATTTTGTGGATGTGTTCATCAGGGATCAGTATTTGAAGTTTCCGTTCAGGGTAACTGACCATGATGATTTATTTGATGCGATGGCGAGGATTGTTGACGTGCGGTTTCAGAAGCCGGAATACGAGACATCACCGGCGTATGATTATCTGGATGAAGAGGAGACCTATGATCCTAAATATTTGGAATGGGAGGCGGGATGATTTATTCTAATGCCGGAGTTGAGGAAATTGTTGTTGATGGTGCGGTATACAAGAAGACCGATCAGCAGGTGACGTTACCACACAACCAGTTAATACAGATGCTGATGCAGATGACGAAAAATGTGTTGGTACTTCTTGATACGAACAGGAATGACGGTGTATTGCCGAACAGGTTTGTAGTATATATGACGGAGGCTGAGCGTGAAGAATGAATGGGTGAAATCATTTGTCAAAACGCTACGGGACACGAACATATTTACCGAACTGGCAATAGGGAATCTGGTAAACTACATATCAGGTTTAGAGGAACGAGTAGAAAAACTTGAAAAGGAGGCTCACAATGGGCGGTTTGGGAACACGGAAAAAGGATGAACCTACATGGTGGAGAGACAATAGTCCGAGGGGACAGGCGAATACGGTAATCAAGCCGTATTTTAACGGACAGCAGTTGTGGATTGAAACGGACAGGAACGGAAATTGGGACAAGATCAGGCAGGGGAATGACTATATCCCGCTACGCCAATGGCTACGGCAGAATGACATTGAGAAAGAGGATTTTTTCGCACGTGTTAGTCCGACACCTGAAAATGAAGATACCGGACAACCCTCTGCGCCTGCGGCAGAACCACAGCACATGGCTTCTTCTCCCGATACCTCTTCTCCCGATACTGCTGAGCCGCCTTCAATGATCGAAGGTACGACAACGGAAAGCGATTCCATGGTTGGTGACCCTGAAGTTGCCGGGGCGGTAAAAGAGGGCGTGGAGCTTGCTCCCGGTATGGGTATAACCGAGATTGATCCTGTTACAAAGGAGCGGCCTTTTGACGAACGGGTTGTGAAGCTACAAAACCTCCTGAAAGAACGCAACATTCCTTTAGGCCCTGATGGTGTAGATGGTTATTTCGGACCTGACACCGAAAAGGCTCTTATACAATTCCAGTCTCATAACGGTCTTGCCCCGACCGGCGTACTGAATGAACAAACCATACGGTTGCTGGAAGGTGAATAATGTATATCTTTGAAGATTTGAATAAGGAGTGTGAGGGTACATTATTCGATCTGTGTACGAAGATGAAAAAAATTAAGGATCAATATACAAAGGATGTGTACGCAGATATAGCGAAATACATTGTTCCGGAAAGAAGCACTCTTTTTGATGATGAACAGCGTGGTCAAAGCTTCGGGAAGGATGTATATGACGGCTGGCCGGGATATTGCCAACGGAAGATGGTTACGGCTATGTATGGGAGTCTTTGTCCGCAAAACACGAACTGGATGGAACTGCAATTACAGGGCGACAAACCTCCGACGCAGATATCAAGAGACCTTCATCAGTTAAATTATGACATGATGATGCTTTTATCGAAAACGAACTTTTACGGGAACCAATCTCAATTCATTGGTGATGGGTGTGCTTTCGGAAACAGTGTGCAGTATATCAAGGATGACACGCTGGATGACAAGACGAAGTTTATTACGATTCATCCGGCACAATATTACTTGTATACGGATGAGGATGGTGATGTAAAAGCCGTACTGCGCCAGATAAAGCTGAATATTCAGGACATTATTCACATTATTAAGGCTTCAAGCATGGGTGAAGAGGATTGGAAAAAATGCGTTCCTGATAATCTCGAAATGGACGCCGAAAACAGCAAGCTTGAAGAGATGTATGCGTATCACATAATCTATGAGCGGAAGTATTTCAGGGGTATTATAGATATGCCTGCGAAATATGCCGAATCACCCTTTGTCGGCGTATGGTATCTTTCTGAAAACGGGAAGAGCGGCGACATATTCGCTATAGATCGTCATGACTATTTCCCGTATGTGGCATGGAGATACCAGATGGAGTCCGGATGGCCCTATGGCTTCGGTCCGGGACATTATGCTTTGCATGACGCACGGGTTTTACAACAGCTTGCACGGGCAAATCTTGAAGCGGGTCAACGTGCGGCGGCCCCTCCGGTACAGGCTCCGGAAGAACTGAAGAATAAAGTAAAGAACCGGCCATACGGAATCACTTATTATGAGGATTCATCCCGTATGGTTCAGCCTCTTTACACAATGCAGAACTGGACGCAGGCAAAAGAGGTTCTCGACCAGAAGCGACAGATCGTCAGCTTTCATTATTTGTTGGATGTGTGGCAAACCTTATCTGAAATAACGGCACGAATGACCGCCTATGAAGTAGCCGAACGTATCGGTGAAAAATTGGCCATGATATCTTCCGTTATCGGTAATTTCCTGAATGAAGGATTATCAAAACAGTTGAGGCTTTTCTTCGCCCTTGAAGTGAACGCCGGAAGGCTCAAGATCACTCCCGCTTTGCAGGAATATATCCAGAAAGAGGGTATAAAAATAGAGTTCACATCGCTTCTTGCTCAATCCTTGAAGAAGCATCTTGAAAATCAGGGCCTTATGCGAACGATGAGCGAAATGCAACTGGCCTTTGAGGTGAATCCCGAACTAAGAATGGCTTTTGATTGGTATACCTTTGCTGAACGTATGATAAAGGGTTCTACAACCAGTCTTGAAATACTTAAGGATAAGCGGACATACCAGAGGGAACTGGAAGAACTGGAAAAACAAAAACAAATGGCGATGCAAAAGGAAGCCTTACAGCAAATGGGAGGTCAAAATGCTCAAGGCATGGTTTAGTAATCCGAATCTTAACAAGTTAAGTGATGCTGAATACAAGACAATGGTGGACGATTACCGTGCCGCCTTTCAGTCGAATCATGAGGTTCTACTGTCCGAACTGATAAGCCTGAACTTTTTTCAGGAATGCAGGACGGAAGAAGAAATGGCATTGAATAACAAGGCAAAAGAACTGCTTTGTCGATTGGGAATCTGGCGGCCTGAAAATGCCGAACGGATAATATTAGCTTTATTGGAGGTCATGTAAATGGGAGTAATGGATGCGTTGTTCTATCTTATGGCTGATGCCGGTGATAGTGTGCTCGGTGATACTGATGATGGTGGCTCTGCTGGTGATGAGCCTGTTTCTGGTGATGCAGATGTTAGTGGAGGCGACGAGGGAGTTGAATTTCCGACATGGATGGAGCAGAACAAGGGCGAATTCAAAAAGGATGAACGGCTTAAAGATTTCGCCACGATCAACGACTTGTCACAAGCCTATGTCGAACTTCTTGAAAAGAAAGGAGTAACCGTACCCGACGAAAACTCAAGTGACGATGAACGGAAAGCGTTTTTCAAACAAATTGGCCGGCCGGACGAATACGAAGTCCCTGAAGAGATTTTGAAACGTGAAGAGTTTAAAGGGCTGGATTCGGTATATGACAGGCTTAATCTAACAGAAGAGCAGGCCGCCGGGTTGAATGAGTTTTTGAAAGACAGCGCACAGCGTCTTTTGGATGCCGAGACGGCAGATCGCAGAAAGAGTTATGAAAACGCAATGAAAACGGCACGAGACACATGGGGCGTTGATTATGACGACAACATGAAATATGTAAACCGTTTTATCAATTCTTTTGGCGGTCAAGCCCTAAAGACGGCTTTACAATCCACGGGAGCGGATAACAGATTTCCTGTCCTCGATGCCTTTGTCCGTGTCTCCAAATTGCTTGGACCGAATTATTTTACGACCGGGGAAATAGCTCCGCAGAAAGATGAGGTCACCGGTCTCAGATATGACTCGGAGATATAATGCCGCAAGCAATGGTCTTGAAAGATGAAAAATGCCCGAAGTGCAACGGCTGGATGATAACCGAGTGGGCACGACAGGACGACCAGCTTGTCCTCGTGGGGGCTCATTGCGGTCAATGCGGGTATCACAAGCAGATGGGACCGAAGAATTACCGGATATTTTGTGAGAATAACTGCGTCTACTGGCGGTGGTAAAAACGAAACTGGTTTCGTTTTTGGGGTTGACAACTTTTATGTCAGCTCCTTACAATAAAATTTGACAGACCGTATTACAGAATCGGTCCCAACCTGTCGGGTAAGATCATTCTGGAACTGGAATGGAGTAAGTCTGCGTTGCAGACTGTAAAACTTTATAAAGGAGTCCAGAATGAGCACAGAAGTAAGTCATGACGTTTTGACGCTCTTGGATAGTGCCAAACGTGTAGACCCTCATGGGAACCCTGCGAAGATCGCAGAAGTTCTCGATCGTGCCGATACGCTCATGTCGACTGCCCTTTGGATGCCTGCCAATTCACCCACACAGCATGATTTCTCTATCAGGTTATCCGAACCCGCAGGTTCATGGACCGCTATCAACGAAGGTGTAACGAAAGAAGCATCCAAGGTGAAGCAGGACGTGGCCTACATGGGCACTCTCGAATCCATGAGTGCCATCGACATACGGCTCTTACGGAAGTACAAACCTTCCATAAGAAATCACATCAGATCGACCGAAGACCTTGCCTTTGTGAAAGGAATGTCGAAAACCTTTTCGACCGCTTTCATCTACGGTAACCGTCTTACCAATCCGAAATCCTTTACCGGTCTTCACCCCAGAGCGGATTATAACTCTACATCCGATGATAACGTAATCGACGCCGGTGATTCCGGAACTGTTTATTCCGCTTGGCTCGTCCAGTGGGGTGCGGATGCGGTTCACTTCGTGTATCCGGTAGGGGACAATGGAAAGTTCGACGGGATCAAGGATGACGATATGGGCAAACAGCTTATCTACGATTCCGACGACAAGCCCTATCGTGCGATGTGTACCTTCTTCTCTATTTCCGGCGGTCTTGTTATTCATGATCCGAGGTGCGTTCAGAGAATAACCAACTTGGATAATGTAACAGGCGGCAACGGTGTCTGGGATGAAGATTATCTCATCGAGGCGATCAACAACATCCCCGGAGAAGGCGATAGTTCAATCCTTTACATCCCGAAGTTCCTGAGAAAGAACATCTGGATCAGCATTAAAGATGCTACCAACGTCCAGTATGGTCTCGACGGAGCTTTCGGAACGAAACGGCTGTGGACATCTCTACTTGGAACCCGGATCGGTCTATGCTATGGGTGTGAAACAACCCATACGGCATTGAGTTAAGGGGGTGATGAGATGTTAGATAAGAAGCTAATTCTTCATAACGATGAAATATCTACCGCCGCGACTACGACCTATAGCGATTATGAAATCGACTTCGAGGTAGCAGGACCTGATTTTGGGAAAGGTCGAGCAATAGATATCGTCGGCGTCGCAACGGCAACCCTAAAAGGTGATGCTGATTCTTCACTGGTCATTAGAATCTCGAACGGAGTTGCCGCTAATCCGACAACTACCTATCTGTCGCCTAACATGGATACCGATCATGACGACACCGCATATGTATTCACTGTAGGTTCCAACAGTACAGTTTCTCCCGGAACGGAGCTGTTCAGATGGAGGCTTCCTGATGAACATTACAGATATATGCGGGGGCAGTTTACTATTGATGCGGCAGGTTTCACCGCAAGCGGTCTTGCACTCTACTTACAGCCTCGCTGGTAAGGGGTTGCATATCATTAATATCAGGGGCTTGGGGCGTTCGGCCTCAAGCCCTTTTTTGGAGGTCACATGCAGTACAGATTTAAAGAAAACCATAATCACATGACGGAAGAGGGTTTCATGCTTGTAGCACGGGGCATTTATGACGAAAAAACAATCAAACCGTTGCTGAAATCCATGCCGGACAGCTTTGAAAAAGTGGTTGATAAACCGGAGCGGGTTGTTCTCGAAGAAGGCGTTGTCCTTCCGAAAGGAATGAAGAAACGGATTATCAAACCGAAAGCTGAAGAGGGGGCGACATCGGTATATGTAGGGGAGAGTTTTGACGCCGAGGCAAATCCCGGTGTGCATTATGAGTTCTCCCCGAAAGAAGGAGAGCCGATAAAGCAACACACCCGTGATTTGCCGGATGCTCCCCAGCCGAAGGGCTCGAAGAAAAAGAAGGAGTAATATATGACCGCCGTTGAGTTATGTAATACCGCTTTGACTCTCATAGGAGAGAAGCGGATCACAGCCCTGACCGATGAATCTCGGGGCGGTGTTTTGTGTAATGCGCTGTATCAACAGGCCATAAAGGAAGTGCTGGCCGAACGTGATTGGGCCTGCGCACGGGAAAAGATACGACTGAATTACAATACCGCAACGGCGACCATCAGCAGTGCCGACCCCGGTACGGTTCTTATCACTACAAACACCGGACTCTATCAGGTAGGAGATAGGATAATCGTTGATGAGGCTACCTGTGCCGCAGATCCTTCTTTCGCTACCTACCTTGAAGAACACGATGAGCTGTATCTGGACACCAATGCGACAGCCAATACCTATGATCTGATAGACGAAGATGGTGACGATATTAACCTTGCCACCGATTACGGGGCGGTTGATGCGACCTGTACTATCAGAATCGGAGATTTCAAATATCAGTATCGGTACAGTCTTCCGACCGATTACGTGGCTATCCGGGAAGTATATAACCTTATTGGTGACTGGGAGATTTCCCGTGGATGCCTGTACTGTGACGAAGAACCGATATTTCTGTGTTACACAAAGATGCCGTCGGATGTTGATGATCTGTCGGAATGGCTGACACTCCCGATTGCCTACAATCTGGCCGCAAAGCTGGTAACGGCAATCAAGGGAGACGGGCTGAACGATTATATGCGGCTGTATTTCCTGTATTTGAATGAAGCCAAGAAGATCGAAGCCCGGAACACTCAGGAAAAAAATGATCCTGAGTTTGAATATGTGATAGATGTATGAGACTTGAAATAAATAATTTTGCAGCAGGGATTATAAGTCCACGGCATTTCGGTCAAGCTAAACCGGAGATGTATGCCAAAGCTATTCGTGACGGTCTCAATGTTGTGTGTATTCCTGAAGGAGGAATACTTAAGCGACCCGGAACGGAGATAATTCGTGCCGCTAATGCCACTGGTGGAATAATACGATTAGAAGAATATATAGACTCGGATGGTGACAGGGCTATCCTGGAGTTTGGTGTTACCGGCGGGGCAGGATATATACAGCGGCATGATGCCGATGGAGAAGAAACCCCAACAACAACGGGTGTACCGTTTACTACAGCAACACAGTTAAAAGAAATGCACTGTATAAACGATGACGGTAAAATGTTTATTACACACCCCGACTTCACGACCGGGTTAAAATACATACAGGAAGATGATTCTGATGAAATAGAACTTGTTACACCAACATTTTATCCAATAGATACCGAAAGCAAAGTATATAAAGTATCTGATACGAGTGATGATGCAGGGATTAATCAGATAAGAACAGACAATACGGGCGGCGATTTTCAATTTTTCGCAACAGATGTCGGCCAATATATTGTTATGGTTATTTCAGGTAGCTATTATTATGCTGAGATAACGGCGGTTCAAGAAACTGAATATGACACTGATGCAGACACCGGATATTATTACAGTACGGCTACGCTTGGAACTGTTACGG